AGTTAAAAGTGTCAAACGATTTGTAAGAAGTTCTGCTTCTTTCAATTCTGAAAAATGATTATCATAAAGGAAGTCATATTGAATATGGTCCTCCATCTTTTCCCAATCTTCAGGAGAAACAATGTTCTTTAGAAGAAGTTGAGTACGAAGCATATCATTAAACATCTGAGCAAATCTTTTTCTCAGACGACCGACAAATTTAGAAAACTTTAATTCATCCCTCAGAATCTCTGAAGAACGACCCATATTAAATCCTTCTCCACCCCCAGCAATTCTGGTTTCGGGTACATTTAAAGATCTATAAAGTTTCTTTTGGAAATATTCAATATCAGATAATTCTCCAAGATTTTGACCGCCGGGAAGTGTGGTAATTTCAGTTCCTCTACCACCTTCACGACGAGGAAGCCAGAAATCTTCAAGCATACTCATAAACTTGCGGTCATCACGGATTTCTCCAGTATTAGCATCGTAAACTAATTTGTTTCTGTAGCGAGACATAACCTCTTTGAGATATTGCTCTGCTTTTACCTTTGGAAGATTACCAACATCAATGTAAAAAATACGACGCTCTGGTGCTCTTGATAATCTGTAAATAACAAGAGAATCCTCAATCATTCTAAGTTGATTAAGTGCTTTAATTGCTTTATGAAGATATGAAAGAACTGTTCCTTTATTTCTATCAACTAAACCTGAAGTACAATATGTAATTGAGTCTTTTGCAATTCGGAGAGAACCTTTAGATGCTCCACTTAAATTACCCATTGGGTAGTTTGGAGTTGGGGAATAGATAAAGTATTCTTCCATTTCGGAATACATTGTATCTAAATTATTTGCCGAATTTCCATTATAATTTAATCTATCTACAATGTCTGTGCCATTTTTTCCCTTTGTCCTTTTTTCTTGGCGGACGTGTTTCATTCTCATCGGATCGATATACCTCAATTCCTGAATACCATCTTGAGGTTTTTTAATATCGATGACTTTTAGATAATATAATCTCCCATCAACATACCAATTTCTAAAAATTTCATGAGATTTCCTATCAAAGTCCATCATTTCTTTGATGGACTTAAATTCCTTTCTAATTATTTCTTTTAACTTATCACTTGCATTTAAATTTGTTAATTCAATCTCAACAGGAGAATCATAAAGATCGCTTACGATTGCTTCATTTACAATATCTTCAATAGCACTGTCACACTCTGGGTGAAGTGCCATTTCTCTATAACGACGCATTAAATCGAATTCAGTTCTGTAAACACCTTCAATGTCTACATACTGACCATAAAATCCGGATTGAATATAATAATCAACCCCGTCCTCATCAGTTTGAGGTACGGGGGAAACTATTGATTTGGATTTTGTATCATTATCCTCAATCGAAAAACCAAAAAGTTTCGCCATTTTATAAGTTAAACGTTATATTATACTCTATTTAGTTAATATCTTCACCGCCAGCTGCGGGAGAAGTGCCTTTAATTGCTTCCCACCAATGAACTTGCATTTCAACAGTGAACTCTTGAATTGCTTCAGTCTCGTATGCTAAGTTAATTGCACTTACGCTGGTTGGGAATAAATCATAGAAATGATAAGCTCTTAAGATGCTTCCATCACGATTTAGTTGATAAACAAATGCATCTGCTTGATAAAGAGCTGGATCTGTAGTTCCAGTTGCATCAGAAAGGCGATTCATGTAATTAGTCCACTTTTCAAATGCGGAACGAATTGCAAAGTCAGTATCGTTGATGACAGTAATTGTCCAGCTTTCGAATGTGCGATCTCCAGCAAGTCTTAAAGTTCTTCCTCTGAATGCAACTTCAACAGGAGTAACATTTGATGCAGGAAGATTTGCTGCTTTGACAAGAAATCTACTCTTATCTAGGGTATTTGAATCAATACCAAGTGCTGCTGGGAAAGCAAGCTCAACTTCAAAGAGGTTACTTCTGGTGCCACCACCCGACAGCTTACTCTTGAAGTCTGTAATTTTTCTTAATGGAATTGTGTTAAGTTGGGTTCTGGTTGCCATTTTCTGTTAAACCTCTAAATTAAAAGTTTCCGATTACTTCTTCAAAATCAACACCAGTCTTGGTGGCAATAAAGTTAAGTCCAATGAAGTTAATGGACCTTGCTGGTTTGATATAAATGTCGGCAATAAATTCATTATTATCTATCACAGCAGCAGTGTTATTTGTTTCATCACAAATAACAACATAATCAAAGATTCCTCTCTTGGCTTGGACATCGCGCAAGAATGGCTCAATTGTATTTACAAAGTTGGTTCTTGTAATTTCATCGTTAAATTCAAACAGTGAGTCTTTTGCTGCTTGAGAAATTGCATTCTCAAGGTAAACAAACAGACGACGAACGTTAATTCTGTCAAATGCTGATGCCTTAGCGAGACCAGTCTTGTCCCCAAAGAGGATAATTCCAGCACCAGGTGAGAAGATTACTGGATTAACTCTATTTGAATAGAGTTTATCTCTTTGTGTTTTTGTTGGATTGTATGCAAGTTTAACAGCATTGAGGATTGCACCTCTGGAAGTTCCTGCAGGGGAATACCAAGCAAAGTTGTTAATGTCATTACGGGCACAAAGACCAGCAATATCTCCATTTAGTGGCACATATCTGAAAGTATTTGCAAATCTGTCATACATATACTTATATCCACTGTCAAAGACTGCATAAGATGAAGATGCAACCGATGCATAGAATTCCACAACATTATCAGTAATATCTGCAGCAGATCTTACAGTTACATCAGTTTGCACTGCAGTGTCTGAGAGGGCTGCTCCACGATATGGAGAAATGAATGCAACAGCATCTTTTCTTAATTCTGCAACAGAAATTAGTTTGTTGGCGAGTGCTTGAGCAGTTGTAATTTCATAAGCAGCGGATCCCATCAAAAGGAAGTCTACTTTGAAATTTTCAGTACTTTCAAACAAATCGTATCCATCAGACAACTCTCCAAGAGATGCAGTTAAAGCACCTGTAGTATTAAGGTTTTCTACACCATCATAGTCTCTACCACCGGTGAGGGTGTTTGTAGATGCTCCAGCAGCAGCAAAAGTGATTCCCTCTGCTTCTTGATCCCAAGCAACATCAGACTCTAGTGTAAAGTCACTACTATATCCTGTAGTAACAATTCCAGTAGGAGCTCCTAGACCAAAAATATATTGCGAATTATTTGCAATATACTTTCTCCAGTAAGATGGATTACCTACGGAAAACTCTGCATCAGATGCTTTGGACAAACTTAAATGCTTTTCAAGAATTGTGCCAGCATTTCCAGTCAGGGTACCAAAGGCATCAATTACTACTACATGGACTTCATCAAATCTCGAATCTCTTGCTGCAGCATATGCAGAAGTTCCTGGTCTTGGAGCAATGTTATTCCAAGAAATGGACGAAGTGCTTGTGAGACCTAAAGTTTGCTGATCAAACCAATCTAGTCTGGAAGTATATGATGTAGTGCCAGCTGCACCGGTTTGTCCGGTAGTATGAATAGCAACAGATCCTGATGATGTGAATGCATAAAGTCCGGATGGTTGATAATCTACTTCTGTTTCAGTTCCTGCAGCAGAAACATGGGAGATTACTTTTACTGAAATTTGTGAAGATCCAACTTCAGTAATAATACCTTTCAAATATCCATCAAGTACTGAAGTTGTTCCAGCCCCTGGATTAATTTTACCTACTACAGACTGTGTGATTCCATATCCAACTGCAATATTTGCAACTGATGTAGTATTAATTCCAACTAAAATTTGATCTGCTTTTGCATCAATGATTCCTACTTTAATGCCATTTGACCAAGATCCAGGGTTTCTAGCAGCAACTACAACATTTGCAAGAGTGTTTTCATCATATTCTAATGCATTATAATGATCTAAACTATCAATTTTTACACTTGATGCAGTTCCAACAAATCCATTTCTTAAATCATTATCATTTGCTCTTACAACTCTAAGTGCTCCACCATATGCCAAATATGAAGAAGCAGACAACCAATGCTCGTAATGTTTATCTGTTGAGTATGGCTCTCCAAAATTGTTGAGCAAATCATTCTCATTTTCAACTAAAGTTGGTGAGTCTACAGGTCCCTTCGCAAAAGGTGCTACGATCGCGCCAATCTTATCTGACGAAGGAGTAGCTCTTCCAAGAGTTAAATCAACTTCTCTAACTACAATTCCAGGAGATGCTAAATTAAGCGGCATCTTTATTCTCCGTATTACCAGAATATTCTAAAAGTATTTATAATTTCCTGCTTCTTAAAATCATCTATATTCCCACATATAAGATCTATCTCCATATTCATCCACATTCCATACTTCCATAGATTCTAAGGTGGCATTATTTGCTGCTATTAACCATCTGTCTCCCGTTTTTTGCTCTACAAATACATCCATATCATCCAATCCATCAGAAATAAATCCAAAAGGAGACATATCTTGCTCTATTTGATTT